CGTTCTGTAGCCCACGCTCTGGAACCGGCAATCAAGACTGTACTCGAGTCCAATCCGTTCTTCCGGTCCCTGTCCCCAGGTGGCCCTAAGATCGCCCCTGAGATCGAAGGCCCTAACGCTGCGTACCCTGAGACTGTACAGGCTCGTAACGAGGCCCTGCAAGCTATTGATGACTACGTGAACACAGCCAGCTATGGGGGCAACCCTGACGAGCTGGTGCGTGCTGCTGACCACATGTCCATGGGACAGGCCAAGCAGGTTACTGATGACATCATCCGGCAGGAGAAGGACATCAAGGAGCTTCAAGGGGCTCTGGAGCAGAAGGAGTTCGACATCTACATGTACCGTCAAGCCGCCTCCGAGGTGGGCTATGACGCTACCTGGGATGAAGTAGCCCTTGACTATCCTGAGCTGTTTACCCCTGGAACCCGCTTCAACCCCGATCTGAGTACGTCTACAGGCGGTCAGAAGCTCGTACCTGACAAAGGTCTGGCCAAGCTTATTGCTGAGAACCCAGAGGGCTTCAGTGTCAACCCATACAACCTTGAGCCACCTAAGACTGGCTTCATGGTTAGCATTGATGCTGAAGAGATTGAACTGGACCTACCCACCATGCGTGGTGTGGGATTCGGTGAAGGTGGTTCCCAGCTCAACAAGAACCGCCAAGCAGTTACCAAGCAGCTTGGTGAGTGGATGGAGCGCAACCAGAAGATCCTCAGCCGTGATGATACCTACCTTGGTGGATGGATTGATCCTGAAACCGGTAAGCTCCAAATGGAGATCAGCCGTAATGTACCTGACTACAAGACGGCAGAGCAGCTAGCCTATGACTTTGACCAGAAAGCCATCTTTGATGTTGATGGTGGAGAGGTCATTGATACTGGTGGCATGGATATCCTAGGGGCTTCAAAGGGGATGTCCAATGAGTGGGCTGAGATGAGCGAGGCTCTGCGTCGCCGTCAGATGGAACACTCTGCACTCTCCGACAAGTTCTTCAACGGTAACCTGGACAACTTCCAGGCCAAGTTCGCTGAGCAAGGTCTGTGGGATCCCGAAGGTGTATCACAAGCTCTGGCCAAGGCTGAGTACATGGTGCCAAACGGTATTACCCGCAAGATGGCCGTGAAGAGCGGCTACGAGATGGACGAGCTGATTACAGTCAAGCCCCGTATGGAGCTGGGTGTTGATCAGGGTACGTCTGTCAAGAACACTCTGGAGCGTGATCCCTATCCCGTATCCCAGAACGAGTTCCTCTACCACTCTAAGAGCCCGGAAGCACAGCGTAATTACATCCAAGGTAAGACTGATGAGATGTTCGCTGAGATTGACTCGCTCAAGGGTATCGAGGATCTAGACCCACGCAGTGATGAGTACAAGGCCATCCTGGCTAAGAGTAACCTGCGTACCCTCCCCTCCATTGAAGCCTACATCAAGGGCGGTGGAGACTTTGAAGCCTTCGAGAACGGCCTCCGTCTGCAGCTGGCAGAAGAGATCGAGACTCTCCAAGGTCGGGGCATCATCCTCCGGGAGAACCCCAAGATCGGTGCAGCACTTACGCTGATCGATAACTACCTCACCAACGGTCGTAAGAACTTCAAGGATCTGGGTGCTGTACGTCGTGAAGCTGCATTCAACGGCCTCAGTGTCGCTGATCAGTTCGATCGTCAGTGGCAGGTCATGAAGGCCATGATGCGCCTCAAGCGTGAAGCTGGCCGTACCTGGTCGTTCATCGGCCACAAGATGCAGAACAAGAACGCTGTCGTCTTCACCGAGGAGATGGCTGAGAACATGGCCAAGTCCGATCAGTCGGCAGAGGCTATGTACAAAGCTGTCGATGAAGTGATCGAACAGATCCGTAACGGCAAGGACGTTACCGGAACGATGATGCGTCAGATGGATCAAGCCTTCAATGCGCTTGAAGCTGCTGATGACATCTCCCGTGCTACTCCTGTATTCTCCACCCTTTTAACCGCCATTGGTCGGGGTGTGGATGCCATGTACACCCGTACTGTTCTGGCTAACCCCAAGACCATCGCAGAGAACTTCGTCAACCTGGCAATGCGGACAACCGTTGAGCCTGTGATGAAGGGTATCGGTGGTATGGGCTTCGGTAAGCTGGACCGTAAGATGCGTGCAATGGCTGCTGCAGAGATGATGTCTGTGCAGGAGACCGTGATGCACATGAACGATGTGCTGGGTAAGGTCTGGAAGATGCCTGATAGTATGCCGTTTAAGCTCTCCATGAAGCCGGAAGAGTTTGAGATGGTAGAGGCTATCCGTGGTGAGAAGATGGCCGGTAACCTTGGCCCTGTGGGCAGCATGATGCTGTCCCTGTCTGACTACTTTAGCCGTGCCACCCAGCTGGGTATTCTTCGGAAGCCTACTGAGTGGATTGGTAAGACTGAGAACATCGGTCAGTACATGGCTGCTAACAGCATCGCTACCCGTGAAGCTGCAGCTGAGATCCTAGAGCGGTTTAATGAGCCCTGGACTTCCAAGTCTATTGCCAAGCGCTCTGCGGAGATCATGGAGAAGAAGCAGAAGTTGATGGATACCATGTTCGATGAACTGGGTGCCATTAACAAGAACCATCCTCTCTACAAGGATATCCAGGATTACGGTGACTACTTCAACTTCCGTAGTGACAAGCTGAAGAACAATACGTTCTTCCGTGCGCTCAACAAAGTTGCGGATGCACCGGGCATCAAGGGGCTCACCGGTATGGTGTTCCTCAAGACTCCTGCTAAGATCTTTGACGAGGCCATCGGGGCAACCCCTGGCATCAACATTGCTCTCCGTCAGTTTGACCAAGAGTGGAAGGCTCTGGAGGATCTGGTTAAGCAGAAGGGTCCAGAAGCCCTTACACCTGCTCAGCTCCACACGCTGGCATTCAAGCGCGGTAAGTTCCGCATCGGTTACATCATGATGCTCCCAGCTATGATGGCTGGATACTTCGACATGGGTAACGGTGCTGGCCCTATGGCCCCTGATCGTCGCCAAGACTTCTTCACTAGCAACCAACAGCGTAAGCCTTACACCGTAGGCTTCGGTGAGAATCGCATCTCATACGCATGGGCACAGCCCTTCGCTCAAGCCATCGGCATGGGTATGGAGCTGGGTCACTTGTTCCGTGAGATGGGTGAACCCCAGAAGCGTAACTTCAACCCATGGTCTCAGACCGCAGCTATTGCTGTTAACAGTGTCGTCAAGAACTCCGTGTTCGAGACTACCATGGGCATGTGGGACAACCTGAAGGCACTCATGTCTGCCGCTACAGGTGATCAGAAGTTTGGAGCTACAGGTGAGAAGTACCTACGTGGTATGGTCACACGCGGCTTACTGCCTATCCCCATTGCTGTGGATCAGGCTGCCAAGATCGTATCCCCTGAAGCCCGTCAGACCCGAGGTTTGATGGATGATCTCTGGGGTATGAGTGGTCAAGGTCTCGGTGGATTGATGCGTAAGATGGCGTCTGGCGTAATGCCCGCTGCTGCGCCCATGAAGCTGGATACAACCACTGGTGAAGAGCTGACCTTCGATGGCTTTGATAAGTCCCCCTTTAGCCTCGGTGTACGCATGTTCAACTTCGCTCAGCCGGTTCGGCTCAGCAAGCAGGCACGCACACCAATCAACAAGGCGTTCGAGAAGTACGGGATTGATCCTAAGCAGCCACCGGAGGACTTCCAAGGTATGCCATTAACTTGGAACGATCGGAATGCTATCACTAAGATTGCTACATCCGTTAAGCTACCACTGTTCCGTAACCGCACCATGGAGCAGGTCTTGAAGGATTACTTCTATAATGAGAATGGACCAAACCTGCGTAAAGGGGGCGACGATGAAACCGCAACTCTTATGTTCGAGGCTGGTTCTGAAGAGAAGATACCACAGCACCTATTCTACGAGAAGGTCCACAAGGCCTACTACAACTATGCTCAGCGCAAATACGCTGCTGTTCAGCTAGCCAACCCTGGAACCTCATTCGCACGTCGTATGCAGGACCACCAGGCTAAGCAGGCTGAGCTGCAGAGTATCAAGCTTAAACAACAACGTACCTCATTCATGACTTACGCTAATGGCGGTAACTGAAAATCTCTATACGGGGGACGGATCAACCGTCCTCTATTCTTTCACATTCCCATATCTTGAAGAGTCCGACATCTTCGTTAGCGTTGATGGGACTGATACAACTGCATACACACTGCCAAACCCAACTACTATTAGCTTTAATACAGCCCCAGCTAATGGGGCTTCAATCCGCATCTACCGTTCTACCAACATTGATGCACTTGATGCTGAGTTCTATCCTGGCTCCTCCATCAGAGCACAGGACCTGAACGGTAACTTTGATCAGACCCTATACGTGGTTCAAGAGGTCCGAAACGGGGCCGTCTTGGCTGACGGATCTACCACCTTTGCGGGTGATCTGGACATGGGTGGTAACGAGATCATCAACCTCGGGACGCCTACTTCAGATGGTGCTGCTGTAAACAAGCAGTACGTGGATAGCCGCCTTGGTGATGTCGACGTCCCTGGCCATACCCGTTGGCGCTACAACGCAGCTGGTGGTGAGACAAGCCTCAGTGGTATTGGCTCAGATGGGTCTACCCTCCAATACTCCGCAACGCGGGAACAAGTGTTCCTAAACGGTGCTCTACTGCAGCGTGGTGTTGACTACTCCGCAGATGATGGGGCTACTGTTAATCTGATTAGTGGCGCTCTGGTTGCAGGTGATGTTGTTGATGTTCAGTGCGTCAATAACTTGAGCACTGCTCCAGGGCAGGCGGCTGACGTATCCTTCCTACAGTCTGGCACTGGAGCTACTCTCCGTACCGTTGAAAGCAAGCTGAGTGATGTTGTCTCCGTTAAGGACTTCGGTGCTGTTGGAGACGGTGTGACGGATGATACGGCAGCTATTCAGGCTGCTATTAATTACACAACTACCAACAAAAAAGTACTTGTTGGCACCGCAGGCACATATCGAATTACGTCTTCTTTGAAATTTGGAAGTAACTTCCATTACAAAGGTAATGGAGCTATTTTTCAAATGGATTATCGCCCTGTGGGTAACAATGTTTGGAGAGATGCACTCTTTGCTAATACTAATTGGGCAACTACTACCAGAACTACTAACATTATAATTGATGGGCTTCAAACTGAAGATGGTCCTAATTCTGGGTATGGTTCTCACCTAACAATTATTGGTGGTGAAGATGTTCTTATTAATAATCTACGATTCAATAAAACGTCAGGCCAATTTGCAACGGCATTTGCTTGCGATAATATCGTCGTCTCCAATTGTCATATCGTAAACGATCCATCTGGTCAAGCGGATCCTGCAGATAGATTGTATGGTGATTGTCTTCACTTTACTCAAGGTAATAACATTACGGTAACTAATTGTATCTTAGAATCAACTAGTGATGACGGTATTGCATTTTATGCTCAAGATAATGGGTTCCTAGTTAATGGTGCTTTTAGTGATATTATTGATGTTACAGTAACTAATTGTGTCATCAAAAGTGCAACTAATAGCATTAGAATTGGCTATTCAGATAGTGATGGGGCTAGCGGTGAGTACACTTGGACTACTAAAAATATAGCTATCTCTAACTGCATAGCTAATCAACGGTTTAATCTTCAAGATTTTAGGGCGCAATCTTCACCATTGATTGAAAACATTACTATTAGTAATTGTGTATTCGATGTTGAAGAAGCTAGTAAACCTAATATCTTTACAGGTGGTAGAACTGGAGCAAGAAGAACTGCTTACGGTAAGGTTACCCTAACTAATTGCACATTCCGTGGACTTGATTCTACAGAAAACCTGTTTGACGCTAGAGAATCTGCTGGTATTCACGCAGCTACTGAAGTAGTTATGTCAAATTGCAACCTTACAGGTCGTATGGCTATAGGCGCAACAGATCTCCTAACAATTCAAGGTTGTAACCTTACCACTACAACTAGTGGAGATAATGCTATGTCTTTAGCTGGTACAGTTATTAGAGTGAGCGATAATTACATTGATGGGGGAACTGTCAACTTTTCAGATGTATCCCTTAACAATACAGTTGATCACTTCTTTTTAAATGATAACTATTTTAAAGCGGGAGTAAGGAACGTCACTTTAAATCCGGCTACATCTGCAGTTGTAAACGGCTATACTATAGTGAACAATAGATTTAGTGGTTCTGGTAATGTTGTTAACATTGGAAGTCTGACACTTCCTGTAAATAAGGGGTCTCTTAATCTTACTTTTAGTGGTTCTGGCACACCAGAAAATGTCGTGACTGCTCCAGTTGGTTCAATTTATACACGAACTGACGGAGGGTCAGGCACGACTCTCTACGTCAAAGAAACAGGTACTGCAAACACAGGCTGGGTAGCCAAGTAATTACTATGACAAAAACACGAGACTTAGCCGACCTGGGTGGAGGTTTCATCCAGGCTGGTACTGGTGCACAGCAGCGCACCGTTGAATCAAAGCTGCAAGATACAGTTTCAGTTAAAGACTTTGGCGCCGTTGGAGACGGTGTAACAGATGATACGGCGGCTATTCAGGCTGCTATTGATGCGGCAGAGGTTTTTGTTGTTTCGAGTACAGAATCACAGACTACTCGTAATGATTCAAACGTAGGAATTGTCTGGTTCCCACCTGGTGAATACAAAGTAACATCTACACTTATCATTAACGGGCCTGGTGTACACATCAAAGGTAGTGGAGTTACAGCTACTAAGATTAACAGTAGTAGTGACAGTAATCTATTCTACGCACGCTCTGATACGCAAACCACTACTGGGATTTTGCATAATATTGCATTTTCAGATATGTCACTCCGTGGGACTTTTACAAATCCTACTAGTGGAGCCGCTATTGCAGTAGATATAGCCAAACACGTTTATATCTACAATATCCGTTTTAATGGGTTCTATGATGATATTGTTTTTAGAGGTGTCCAAGAGCCTGCGTTAGTTCATAACTGCAACTTCTTCTCAAACAATTCAGTAACGACCGCACGGACTGGTAATGCTCACATTAAAGCTAGTGCTATACAAGTAAATTCAGGCTCAACTAACGCAATGGCTGGCCCTGACGGGGGAGGATTTTACTATGCTTACTGCGTCAATATTGTGGTGAGCAATTGTGAACTAAGAGCGGCATCTGATTTTAAAGAGCATGGTGTATTTATTGGGGCATGTGATGGATTTTATTTGTCTAATTGCCACCTTCTGAATCATGTTGATCAGGTTTCGGTTGTTAGAGGTAACACAGTCTGCCCTTGTGCAAACATACGTTTGAATAATTGTTTTTTTGATGGGGAATCCCCTACTACTAAAAGGAATCTTAATATAGCTAGTGCTCAGGCACAAGTTGGTGCGAGTTCTACTACAGACGTATGTGTATATGGGTGTAAGTTTAATGGTGTAGGTGATGCTGCTGGGGGAGTAGAAGCGTGGATTATTTGTGATGACGTAGCAGCACGAAACCTCATTGTTGATGGGTGTTACTTTGATAAAGCTAGAAATGAAACTTCAGCTGCTATTGAGTTAAAGCGCGGAGATGTTATGTGCGTTATTGCTAATAATCAATTTCTCATGGAAGATACGTTTGTACCTACAACAGTAATCCGTTCTAATGCTTCTAATGTAGCAGACACTGATCTTTTCTCACATCTAATTATTGATTCTAATAGCTTTGTCTGTAATGGTACAGCAGATCGCCCTGACTACAACATTAGATTGGCTAACGCACAGAATAAAACTGTAATTAAAAACAACTGTTATTATGCAGATTCTGGTGTTGGTGGTGATAATTTGTTGTACGATACTAAGACCTCTGGTACTACGTTTGGTAGTGGTACAACTAACAATAACATAGACATCAGTTAATTATGACAAAAAACACGTGACTTAACTACCCCTTTATCCACGTATGAAGCAACAACTAAACGTACCTTACTTCTACCAATACGATAACAAGAGCGGTACGGGATACCGAGAGTGCTTCAGCTCCTCCTGTGCCATGTTGGCGGCCTACCTGGGCAAGGTTAAGTCCGATGATGAGTACAACCTTATCCGCCAGCACTACGGGGATACTACCAGCTCCACTGCCCAGCTCGGTGCTCTTAGCCGGCTGGGCCTACACCCATCATTCCTAACAAACGGCACCGCATCCCGACTTAAAGCCGAGATCGATAAAGGTTACCCAGTAGCAGTAGGTTGGATCCACAAGGGGCGTGTAAGCGCGCCTACAGGGGGAGGACACTGGTCTGTGATCGTTGGTTACGACGACACTGGATTTCTTGTCCATGATCCTTCAGGTGAAGCCGACTTGGTTCATGGTGGATATGTGAACTACACCCAGGGTGAGTACATCCACTATTCGTACAAGAACTGGCTACAGCGTTGGGAAATTGACGGTCCTGGTACCGGGTGGTACATGACATGCAGACCCTAACATGCCTGAATACCTGATTGGGATCGCACTCTCAGCCCTGCTGGGGGGTTTCACCTTCACTCTAAAGAAGTTAGATTCAGTTGAGTCTGATGTTCTTAAGCTTGAATTGAAGATCTCAGAGACCTACGTAACAAAAGAAGAGCTCAACAGGACTATGGATGGGCTCTTCAAAACCCTTGGTCGGATGGAAGAGAAGCTAGATGCTCACGTCTTCGACGACCGAAGGAAACTAAGTCAACTCAAATGTCACTACAATGATTGAAATTCTTGGCGTCAAGCTGACCTACGAGGCCCTGGGCTTCCTGGCAGCATTTATTATCTCCGAAGTAATCGGAGTTTCAAAGCTTAAGGAGAATAGCGTCGCTCAGCTCGTAAAGAACCTGATCGATACACAACGTCCTCATCGCAAAGAAGACGACAAAGTGGTTGCTATCCGCGCTCGCGTGGAAGAGCTGCTGAATGACCTCAAAGCACTGGATGACTGAACATGGCTACAAAAATGGGGACAGAGGACCAATTTGAGTTCCTCCATGGACTGGTTACGGCAGAGTTCATCGAACGAATCCAATCGGGCCAAGCATCTACCGCAGATCTCCGGGCTGCAGTGGATTGGTTGAAAGCTAATGACATCACTGGAGTCCCTGTGGAGAACAGCCCACTTGCTGGACTTGTTGGTCTGATCCCAGAGCTTTCCTTTGATGAAGTTGCGGAGGAGATTCAATAGTGAAGACCTGCAGCATTTGTGGTGTAGAAAAGGACTTGTCTGAATTCTACTCAAGGCATAAGTTCTGCAAACCTTGTGCCACAACTAGGTCGAGGGAGAGACAGCGGAACAATCCAGATCAATGGAAAATTCAGAAGAACTACGATCTTAAAAGGAAGTATGGTATTGACCTCGATCAATTCAACACTATATTAGCTTCCCAAGATTGCTGCTGTGTTGTATGTGGGTCTATTAAATCACTAGTGGTAGACCATAATCATTCTACCGGAGATGTCCGTGGAATCCTATGTTCCAGTTGTAACGTCTCTGCAGGACGTATGGGTGATAGCCCCTCTCGCTTGAGAGCACTTGCAGATTATCTAGAAGATGTAGGTCACTATGGCTCCACGTAAATCAAAGAATCCTGGTAAATCCGCCAGGTATTACGCCTCAAATCCCAAAGCGCGAGCTAAAAAGAACGCTGCCCAGCGCAAGCGTAACAAATCAGCTAAGAACCGCAAATACCGTGCCGAGCTCAACAAAGAGCGCCGCAAACGTGGAATCTATGGTAAGGGCGGTCCTGACATGTCTCACAAGAAGAATGGCAGGATCGTAGCCGAATCACCAAAGAAGAATCGCGGACGGCAAGGTGCTAATGGCAAAACTACTAAGAAGTAATCATCATGCAAACCCCCGGTGACTATCTCTACAACATGATTGTCCTCAAAAGCAGCGATGCTAAGAGGATGTGGCGAAATGCGATATTCGAAAGAGATGGACACCGGTGTGTCTACTGCGGCTGTGACCGCAACCTGACTATTGATCATGTCCGCCCTAGATCGAAGGGTGGTCCAACAAACGCTGAGAACTGCGCGACCGCATGTCGCTCCTGCAACCAAGCAAAGGGATCCATGCAGGTCGAAGCATTCTTAAACCTACAGTTAGCATAATGGCAATCTCCAACACCCGCGAAGCTTTTCTGGCCGGTCCCTACGACGGCTACACAATTGATACTACAGCTGATACAGCCCTGGCTGCTATCACCACTTCAAGCACTGTGCGCGATGTCCTGGACATCCTGAACGGTGTGGTTCAGCGCAACCGCGTTACCACTGTGGACAGCACTGGTTACGCAACCTCTGTCCAGGTCTGATCTCATTGGGGGCTTCGGTCCCCTTCCTATAAACCCCTTAAATAAATGAGTACACTTGATGAAAGGCTCGCTCAAAGAACATCACTAGGAACATGGACATTTGACAATAGATTCAGTTACAGGGCAGGTCTAGGTAGGATCTTCAATGCTTATGGTCCTGTCATCTGCGAACTCTGCTACAACATCACAAGCCCTGGTGGCGCGTTCACTTTAAGATCAACAGGTTCTGTAAGTTACGAGGTGGACTGGGGGGATGGGTCCTCAGAGACTAGTACGTCAAACAACCTGTCGCATACTTACGCAGCTGGTGATTACATCATCAAAGTCACATCAGCTGTAGTGTATCGTCCGTATTTTAACAACAGCGGGGATGAAGACCAGATAACTAGGATCGATACCACTGACATTGACTTTGGTACTAGCCTCGAAAATGCTTGGAGGGGTGCAGCCAACATGACCGACTTTAACGCTGCTTTTGGCGTTTTTACTGGTGTGACTGACTTTAGTGGTGCTTGGCGTGCCTGCTCTGGACTAACTAGCTTCCCCTTAATTGACACTTCAACCGGGACTAACTTCTACGCTGCTTGGCGAGACTGCTCAGGCTTTACTAGTTTCCCCTTGATCGACACTTCAAGCGGGACTAACTTCTACGCTGCTTGGCAGAACTGCTCAGGCCTAACCAGCTTCCCCTTGATCGACACTTCAAGCGGTACTAGCTTTTACGCTGCTTGGTACAACTGCACAAGCCTTACAGACTTCCCAGCCAACTTCTTCGACTCCTGGGCTGGCACACCAGTAACTAGTTGCTTTGTTCAAACCTGGGCCAACTGCACCTACCTCACCGCCACATCCGTAGAGAACATCCTCAACAGCCTTGACACCTCTGGTCAATCTGCACCTGCATCTAGTGTAGACATCACCATTGATTACAACGCAGGTTCGGGAACACCTAGCGTAGCAACTGCTGTATCCAACCTTAAGTCCCGTGGCTGGACGATTACTCTGAACGGAGTGCTT